GCACACGGGTACACAGAGCTCCGGTATTTGGCTAGTTTGCCGTGGTTGTGCAATGGCAACTTTTTACGATCAGGTGCCGTGTGAGTTGGGTTAATTACGACGACGCGCTCAATCAGCTGCGCTCGGCAGGATTGATTATTGATTCAATCGAGGTGGGTACACATAAGCCGGTGCGCTGTAAGGTCGAAGGCGAGCACGAAAAGCGCGGGTGGTATTGGGTCTCTGATTTTGAGCTTGCAGACAAAACCGGCCAGCGCCAGCTCTACATCGTCGGCAGCTACGGCGTGTGGCGTGGCAACGACAACGGCGCGCTGAAAATCGAACTACCCAAAGGCGACTCCCGCCCAACGCTAAGCGATGACGAACGGAAAGCCATTGCGGCGCGGCAAAAAGAAAACGCAAAGCGCGCCCAAGCCATGCGTGACGCCGAATCCGCACGAGCGGCACAAGAAGCCTCACGCGTTTGGCGCGCCTACATCACCACGGGGTCTTCCGACTACCTGCACCGTAAAGGTGTTGGCGCGCACGGCGTGCGGTTTGACCCAAACGGTCACGGCACGATGGCGATACCCATGCAGGACACCGCCGGGCGTGTGTGGGCGCTACAAATCATTCGCGGCAAGAATCGCGGCAGCAAGTTGGAGAAAGAGTATTTCCCGCGCGGCATGAGCAAGCAGGGCAAGTTCCACATGATTGGAGCGGTCACTTCGGGCGGGATATGCCTCGTGGCCGAAGGCTACGCCACTGCGGCCACGCTGCACGAAGCCACCAAACTGCCCGTTGCCGTCGCGTTTGACGCAGGCAACCTGATGCCCGTCGCGCAAGAATTGCGCAAAGCCCACAAAAGCCTGCACCTGCTGGTCTGCGCCGATGACGACTACGCCACTGATGGAAATCCCGGCGTGTCCGCAGCGCGTAATGCCGCCACGGCCGTATCGGGCCACTGGGTTAAACCCGTATTCAACGACGCACAAAACCAAACCGCCCGAGCACGCATTGCCGAATGCGTGCCATTGCCCGGCGCGACGGGCTTGGCCGGAAAAGAAAACACCGATGCCAAGCAACGGGTCGCCGCCCTGCTCAAAGAAATCGGCATAGACAAACACACCGACTTCAACGACCTGCAACAGCACCCCGGCTGGGGACAGCACACAGTCCGGATGCAGATCGAGGCCGCACTAAAAGCGGCGGGGTGGAACGCCAAGCAACACCACGCGCCAGCGGCGGCCATACCACAGGGGGAAGGGGAACGCCGCCGTGCCATGTCCGTGCTTTGGCTTGATGAAGCCGTCGAACGCTTCACCCCGCTGGACGACGGCACGGGGAAATATTTGTTTGATGGGTGGACAAGCAAGATCGTCCACAAAGATCAAATGCTCGCCGTGCTTCCTGCGGGTGTTCGCTTGAACGACGTCAAACGCCACCCGACCTGGTTGAATCGCGGCAGCTACTACATCGACCAAGTTGGCTTCGACCCGGCCCATGAAGACCCGAATTGTAAGCTCAACACATGGACGGGCTGGCCAACAACACCCAAGAAGGGTAAATGCGATGCACTCATTGGAATGCTCGAATACCTATGCAGTAACGATATGGATAGCGCGGTGCTTTTCGGCTGGATGCTCTGCTGGCTCGCCTATCCAATCCAGCACCCCGGCGCAAAAATGCAAACCGCCGTCGTGGTACACGGCCCACAAGGCACCGGCAAGAGCCGCTTCTTTGAATCCTACGCGAAAATATTCGGCGAATACGCCATCGTACTCAACCAGGGCGCGATTGAAGACAAATTTAATAGCGATTGGACAAGCCGCAAACTCTTCATCCTCGCCGATGAAATTGTAGCCAGGCAAGACCTTTACCACCTAAAAAACCAGCTCAAAGCCTTCATCACCGGCGACTGGGTGCGGGTCAACCCGAAAAACCTCGCAGCGTACAAAGAGCGCAACCACATGAACATGGTCTTTCTCTCGAATGACAACCAACCCGTCGCGCTTGAACGCGATGACCGCCGTCATTGCGTGATATGGACCCCGGAAAAGCGCGAAAACGACTATTACGATGTGTTATCCGAAGAAATCGCCAATGGCGGCATCGAAGCGCTGCACCACTTCCTGCTCAACTTAGACATCGGCGACTTCAAACCATGGACTAAACCACCGATGACTCAAGCCAAGCGTGAGCTCATCGGCATCAACGTCGAATCCATGGACGCATTTCTGGAAGAATGGACCAATGGCGACATGGATTTACCCTTCTGCCCGTGCAAAAGCAGTGACCTCTACCGCGCCTACGTCACATGGTGCAAACGCACCGGCGAGCGCTACCCACGCAATGACCGACAATTCGGCGGCCATATCGACAAGCTCAAAGGCTGGGAGCGCACCCATAAAGACATCTACGCCTCATGCAACTACGAAGGCAAGCCCAAGCGCGCCCGCGTGGTTATCCCATCCGAAGCCTCGCACGACGACGCCATAAAAAACGGCCTGCGCGATTACCGCAAGCCGCTGGGTACAAAAACACCCGCGCAATGGATGACCGACTGCGTCATCACGTTTGAAAACGGCCTTCAAAACGGAGGCGACGCATGACTTCGCACACAAAACGCACGGCTCGCACGGCTGAGCGCACACCTGACCGCACGGCTAAAACCGCGACAGAATGCGGGTTGCACGGCTGCGCACAGCTCAACGCGCACACGCTACGTGAGCGTAAAAATACACCTAACACGCACACGCGAAAAAAAACTCTCATGTGTGCGACCCGTTTCAGCCGTGCGCAGCCGTGCGCCCCGCATTGCGCCTACGTTACAGGCGTGCGGTCAGGTGTGCGCTCAGCCGTGCGAGCCGTGCGCTCGCGCTCGCGCCTTACTTCACCCCTACGCGCCTTAAAAAAAATAAATGAGTTGAAAGAATGAAGCCCATGACCCAAAGCGAATTTGCCGCCCACATGGGTGTCAATAAATCCACGGTAAGCCGCTGGATCAGCAACGGGCGCATCACCCCATTGGAATCCGGCTTAATCGACCCAGAAACAGCCACAGGCAGCCTAAGCGCCACGGAAAGCCCAGAACCCCACCATCAGGCAAGGATTGAACAAATCGCCGCAGAAAAGGCCGCACACGCAGCCCAAGGCCAAAAAAGCACCGACACCATGCCTGGCGCAGAAAAACTTGGCCTCGCGCTCAAACATGAAACCTACAAACTCCGCAAAGCCGATGCCGAAATCCGCGAAATGGAGCGCGCAAAAATCGCAGGCACGCTTGGCGAAACCGCGCGCTTTGAATTCGTCATCGCCGACATCGGCCTAACCCTGCGCAACATGCTTGAGAGCCTGCCCGACCGCCTCGCCCCGGCACTGTCCGCCCACCGTGGTGATGTATCCGTAATTCACAGCACCCTAAGCGACACCACCCACGACCTGCTCAACGAAATCAGCGACCACATGCGCCGCAAAAGCCAAGAGATTGCCCCATGACCCAAATCACCTGGGAAAAAGTACTCGATAGCCACGGACAACCCACGCCCTACGTCATCCGCTCCACGTGCGGGCGCTGGCAAATCAGCAAAGCCGGAAAAGAAAGCCCCGTCTACAGCCTATGGGACAACCGTCAACCCGCAAGCCGCATGGGCTACCACAGCGCCTTGGACCACTTTGCCACCCGCGCCTATGACGGCAACGCCGCCGACGCGCTCCAGGCGGCGAAAAACCACGCACAAAGCCACCAAGACCAAGGAAACACTGCAACATGACCGTCATTAACCAAACCATCGAAGTGCTGCCCGTCGAACAGCTCATACCCTACGCACGCAACAGCCGCACCCACAGCGACGAGCAGGTGGCGCAGATTGCCGCCTCCATTCGTGAATTTGGCTTCACGAACCCGGTGCTGATTGATGCCGACGGCGGAATCATTGCGGGGCATGGCCGCGTCATGGGCGCTCGCAAGCTCGGCATGGACGCCGTGCCGTGCATCCGCTTGGGATACATGACTGAAGCGCAAAAGCGCGCCTATGTGATCGCCGACAACAAGCTCGCGCTCAACGCGGGCTGGGACGAAGACATGCTGTCCGTTGAGCTTAAAGAATTGGCTGATATGGATTTTGACCTTGAACTGACGGGGTTTGATAGCAGGGAGCTGGATAAAATTCTAGTTTTCTATGCCGATGAAATTGGTATGCCAGACCTGCCGGTAGGCGATAAGCAACCATTCCAGCAAATGACATTCACGCTTCACGACAATCAGGCAGAGATAGTCAAAGAATGTATTGAGATCGCAAAAAGAATGGGTGCATTTATTAACCAAGAAAATGAAAACAGTAATGGAAATGCACTTTCTCGAATTTGCGAAATGTTCAAGGTGAAATATGCCATCAGCTAAAGATATTCACGTTGCGCCAATTAGCTCAAAAGATGCTGCTGCGCTTGTAATAAAACTGCATTACAGCGAAAAAGTTGTGAACAATTCACAGCTTCACCTAGGAGTTTTTATTGATGGTAGGGTGGAGGGGGTAATGCAATTCGGGCCATCATTAGATAAGCGCAAGGTGAAAGGGCTTGTAAAGGATACGGCGTGGAATGGATTTATCGAGTTAAATAGGATGGCGTTTTCAGAAAGATTGCCAAGAAATAGTGAATCTCGCGCTATCGGTATAGCTATGCGGATGATTAAAAAACACTATCCGCATATTGAGTGGGTTATTAGCTTTGCGGACGGAACGCAATGTAGTGACGGTACGATATACCGCGCTAGTGGGTTTGTGCTTACTAAGGTTTCAGAAAATAAAACGATTATTCAGTTGGAAGATGGGAGTATCTCATCAAATATTACATATAGCAAAGCAAAAAACATTTTGGCTAATGGCGGTAAGGCTTCAATTCCAAATACAGCAAAAACACTTAAAGGCTTCCAACTCCGATATATTTACTTTTTGACTACATCCGCGAGGGAGCGGTTAACTGTTCCTATATTGCCATTCAGCGCTATTGACGAAGTAGGCGCTGGTATGTATAAAGGTATTACGCGTTCTAAGCAGGCAGAAACCTCGCCAGAGGAATTGCGGCGGTGCGACACCGACCAGGACGCTCCACATTCAGCGTGCGCTTGCGAATGAATAGCGCAGCACACCTCACCGACTGCGCCCCTGCGCTTTACGCGGCATTCGCCAGTGCCGTCAAGCCGCGCCCGCTGACCTCGCTAAGTCAGTGGGCGGATCGTCACCGCATCTTGTCCAGCAAGGGCAGCGGCGAGCCGGGGCGGTGGAATACCAGCCGCACGCCGCACCTGCGCGAGATCATGGACGCGCTCTCGGTCAACAGCCCGGTGCAGAAAGTGGTCGAAATGAAAGCGGCGCAGGGAGGCGGAACCGAAGTGGGGCTTAACTGGATCGGCTACGTGATGGAGCACGCACCCGCGCCGATGCTGGTTGTCGTGCCGACCATCGAAGTGCGCAAACGCTGGGTGCGCCAGCGCCTCGATCCCATGCTGGTTGAAACGCCGGTGCTGCGAAACATCTTCAACGCCCGCAGCAAGCGCGACGCGGGCAACAGCGAGGACATGAAAGACTTCCCCGGCGGCATGTTGATTGTCGGCGGTGCAAATTCCCCGGCCAGTCTTGCGTCCATGCCGATCCAGTATGTGATTTTCGACGAGGTAGACGATTACCCGGATGACACGGGCGGGCAGGGTGACGTGATCGGTATCGCCGAGCAGCGCCAGAAAACCTTCCCGCGCCGCAAAACCCTGATTATCAGCTCGCCAAAAAAGCCCAAGGGCGTGAGCATTATCGAGGCCGAATACAACGCCAGCGATATGCGGGAATACTTTGTGCCCTGCCCCCACTGCGGGGCGATGCAGGTGCTGAAATTTCGCCATGACGATGGCAACTATGGCCTNATCCACCANGAAACCACCGGGCGCGTGTTCTATGCGTGCCGCGNCAACGGGTGCGAAATCGAAGAACACCACAAAACCGACATGCTCGCGCGCGGCGTGTGGTTGCCGCGCTACCCNGAACGCAAGGTGCGCGGCTACCACTGGAGCGGCCTGATTAACCCGATTGGCCTCGGCTACACCTGGCGCGAAATATGGGATCAATGGCGCGAGGCGCAACAGGACGCGTCCAAGCTCAAACGCTTTGTCAACACCACACTCGGTGAAGTATGGGAAGAGCAGGGCGACAGCGTCGACGGCATGGCGCTGATTACCCGCTGCGAAGATTACCCCGAGCACGCCCCGTGGACGGTTAAAACCGCCGGAGTGGATGTTCAAAAAGACCGTCTAGAGGCCACGATTGTCGGCTGGGGTGCAGGTGAAGAAAGCTGGCATCTTGACCACATCGTCATCGCTGGGGATACCACCCAGCCCGAAGTTTGGGACGATCTGCACGATGAACTAACCCAGGCTGGCGTGCATTTTGCTGCCGTTGACTCCGGCTACAACACCAGCATGGTTTACACCTTCGTCGAAAAGCGCCGCTGGTGCGTAGCGATCAAAGGCGTGACCGGCATGGGTCGCCCGCTGGTCGAAGACGAAAAAAAGCGCAAACAGCGCCTGCGCAATCGCCGCCGTAAAGCCTCCGCACCGGAACCGCTCGGCGTAGACCAAGGCAAGGCCATTATTTACGCTCGCCTGAGAATCACCCAGCCCGGCGCGGGTTACGTGCATTTTCGCCGTGACCCGGCCTTTGATGACGAGTATTTCAGCCAACTCTCCGCTGAAAAGCTGGTCACCAAGGCGCGCAACGGACGCCCGGTGCAGGAATGGAAGCAGATGCGCCCACGCAACGAAGCACTCGACTGCGCGGTGTACGCGCTCGCGGCGCTGCGCTTGTCGGGGAGGAGGCTTGACACACCCGCGCCAACACCCGCTCCGGACATTGAAAAAATAATCGAACAACCACAACCCCAGGCCTCGGATGATTTTGCGGCCATGCTGGCCGCACGCAAGGCGGCGCGTCATGGCCGATGACCTGCAATCCTTGCTCCGCGTGGCGCGAAAAAATGCGCCCGAAGTCGATCACGCCGCATGGGTGCGCGTCGAAAACGCCCTGCGCCAAGAATTCGGCGCGCAGAAAATATACATTGCCTCGCGCAAGAAAAAGCACCAGCTCGACGTGCTGGAAAACGCACCGCCGGATGCAGATGCCAAGCGCCTGGCAGAAATGCTCGGCGTATCCGAGCGCCAGGCGCACCGCATCAAACGCCTGCGCTGACACTCTTTGCCTAGTTTTGTCACATGCCCACGCCTCATGATTACATCATGAGCGAACCAACTACCCTACGCGCGGGCGATTCAATCGCCTGGACTCGCACCGTGCCAGACAGCCCTGCTTCGGCGGGGTGGGTGCTGGCCTATCGTTTGATATGGCCAAACGGCACAGCGGCGGATATTACGACCA